GATCACGGCTAATTTTAATATGGGAGCAGCATCCATTTCTGTGCTTGGCACCAATTTTTATATCACGGGCACATCAAACAGTGGCGGGTTAAGTCCATACAATACTTTATTTGCAAAACTGCCGACAAGCGGTGCTTTGACTGGAACATACTCAGTTGGTGGGTCTACTGTTACATATGCAGCCAGTTCAGGCACTGACAGCGCGGGGATTGCTACAGGATCAACGCCAACTTACACAATTACAACTCCTGCTTTAACCGCATCAACAACAACTTACACCGACTCCACATCCACCCTGACCTCCTCGGTGACACAGATATGACCGCTTACATCAAACTTTCAACCGGCGAATACCCTCGCCACCCCGGCGATATTGCCCTTGATCCAGACAGTCAATATGCTGTTGTGGAATGGGTAGACCCGCCATCTATCGACGCAAAATTGCAGCGTTGTTATGAAGGCGCGCCCATCAATGACGGCGACGTATGGCGCATGACATGGCTGGTCCGAAACGCTACGCAAGAAGAAATAGACGAAGCTAGCAAGCCGTTTGATCCGTTTAATAGAAGTTTATGATGGACACGCAGAACCTCATCGACAGCCATCATCAACGGCGCGGAGAGCTAGGCCATGAACGAACACCGGGCAGTCATTGATGGTTCAGTCGCCGTGGGGGCGATAACGATGCCTTGGTGGGCGGTTGGCCTAAACGAATGGGCTGGCTTGGCTCTGACGCTGGTGGGCCTCACCATTGGCGTTATCAGGTTAATCATGATGTATCGCGAATGGCGGGGTGCTGAGAAATGAGCACCACAGAAGAAAAACAAGAGAAGTTTGCCATTGAAATGGCAGCAAGCGCCAGTAAGGGCGCGCTGGTTGAGAAGATCACGTTTGCCGGTATCCCAATCTTGTTTTCCTGCGTTGTTTACTTGATGGGCGCCCTGTCCAGCGCCAACAGCGAGATCATTCAGCTTAAATCCAAAGTTGCCGTGGTCGTGAATGCCGACAACAAGGCCATTCCCCCGCAAGGCACAACCATCGACATGGCGCAGATCAGGGAACATTTAAGCGAACAGATCAGCAAGGTGGAGCGCGAAAGCGCGCTTGCTCGTGCGGCCATGACACTCGACCGAGAGAAGTCGATGTCAGCTATCGAAAAGTCCCGCATGGATATGGCGACAGATGCTGCGCAGGCCCGTGCATCCATACGGTTTGATGTGGCGCAGTTAGTCGCGGCGCTCGACAAGCGCATCACGCTGCTGGAGAAGGGGAAGTAAGATGGACTTACTGAAACAATTTGGCCCCCTGCTTGGTCAACTAGCCCCGTCTATTGCCACGGCGCTGGGAGGCCCGTTGGCAGGCGTTGCCGTCAAGACCCTATCCAACGCCCTCTTCGGGCATGAGAATGGCACCGAGGAGCAGATCTCCGAGGCTATGGCGTCTGCCACGCCTGACCAGCTCGCCGCCATCAAAAAGATCGACGCTGACTTTAAGGTACAGATGAAGTCGCTCGACATTGACCTTGAGCGGATTGCCGCTGGTGATCGAGACAGCGCCAGGCAGATGCAGCGCGACACAAAGGACTGGGTGCCAAAGGTTCTGGCGATCGTTATCACACTGGGTTTTTTTGGCATTCTGATCTGGATGCTGCTTAACGGAATGCCCAAGACAGGCACCGAAGCCCTCCTCATGATGCTTGGCGCTCTTGGAACCGCTTGGACCGGCGTGGTCAATTTCTATTATGGCTCCAGCGCCGGGTCGAAAGCTAAGAACGACATGCTTGCTGCAAAGGACAAGTAAGATGAAAGAGAACTGGGATTCCTGCTTTGCGATGGTCTTGAAGCACGAAGGTGGGTTCGTGAACCATCCAAAAGACCCTGGCGGCATGACCAACTTGGGGGTGACCCGCACGAACTGGGAACTCTATCTAGATCACGATGTCACCGAGGCTGATATGCGGGCTCTGACGCCTGAGATGGTTAAACCCTTCTATAAGCACAACTATTGGGACCGGATCAGGGGCGACGAGTTACCCTCTGGAGTGGACTATGCTGCCTATGATCTGGCCGTGAATTCGGGCACTGGCCGGGCGGCAAAGTACCTCCAGCAGATTGCTGGCGTCACGGCTGACGGGGTCATCGGACCACGGTCCATGGAAGCCATCAAGAAGTGCGATGCCGAGTCGGCAGTCGATGCCCTCTGCACCATGCGCTTGGACTTCCTCAAGAACCTCGACACCTTCGACACCTTTGGCAAGGGCTGGACCATTCGCGTCAATGACGTGAAGGCCAAAGCAACGGACATGGCGTGATGGCACAGACCCCAGCCTGGCAGCGCAAGGAAGGCAAGAACCCCAATGGCGGTCTGAACGCCAAGGGGCGAGCTTCCTACAACAAGGACAACCCCGGCAAGCCCGGCCTCAAGGCGCCACAGCCCAAAGGCGGCGCCCGCAAGGACAGCTTCTGTGCCCGCATGGAGGGCATGAAGAAGAAACTGACCAGCAAGGAAACGGCGCAAGATCCAGATTCGCGCATTAATAAGTCCCTTCGAGCGTGGAATTGCTAACCAGTTGCCTTGCCCTAGTGTTCAAGGCTATAATGCCGGAGCCACGGAGCATGCTGTAGCGGCTGCTAAAATACTAAGAGGGTATTTATGAGCTACACCATGACTTATAGCAGCTTGCTTGTCGATCTGCGACGCTACCTCGAACGTGGGTTCACGGTCGAGAGCGACGCGATTGTGTACGAGCAGCTCCCCCGTCTGATCACCCTTGGCGAACGCAGAATTGCGCGTGAACTGAAGATTGAGGGCTTTATCCAGCCGGTTACGACGGTGCTACAGCCCGGCGTTGCGGTCTATATGAAGCCTGACCGCTGGCGCGGCACCATCTCCATGACTGTCGATAATGTTGCCATCTTCGCCAGATCTTACGAATATCTGCGCTCTTACTGGCCTGATGAGGTTCAGACTGGAACGCCAGGCTACTACGCTGATTACGATTATCAGCACTGGCTGATCGTGCCTACGCCTGCCACTGCGCAGACGCTTGAGATCCTGTACTATCAGCAGCCTGCGTTTCTGGGAGAGGATTTCCAGACAAACTGGCTCACCCAATATGCGCCAGACATTCTGCTATATGCGGCGCTGCTTGAGGCCACCCCATTCCTGAAAAACGACGAACGCATACAGACCTGGCAGGGACTGTATGATCGTGCGGCTTCCGCGATCAACAATGAAGATCTCAAGCGCATCATGGACCGTTCGGCCAATAGGAGCGCAGCCTGATGACTACCTACTCTCAAGTTTTCGGCGGCGCTAACATCTATCCAGCCGAGATCAGCTACAGCGCGATTGAGCTGACTGAAGATATTGTTCTAAGTTGGCCGGAAGAAACATCGACGAGCCAGAATCTTGCCACGCGCATCATTGATGTTGTTGCTGATCCCGGTGGCTTCAGCATATTTACGCCTGACGCTCAGAAGGCTGGCGTCGGCGAAACCATTCTGTTCAACAACAAAGGCGCTGAGACGTTCATCGTAAAAGACGCGCTTGGTGTGCAAATCGTTTCTATTGAGTCTGGAATAGTCTGGCAGATTTACCTCACAGACAATACGACCGAAGGTGGAACTTGGGATTCGCTGCAATATGGTGCATCGGTGTCGCAGGCCAATGCTTCGGCTTTGGCTGGCACAGGTATCGTGGCTGTTGGCACCCTTCTGAGTCAATCGGTCCCGATCACGCTGTTCAATTCTAACTACACCGCTGGCGTCAATGATCGCGCCAAAATGTATGTTTGGAATGGGAGTGGTGCCGGTGCGCTTACCCTTCCATCTGCCGCATCTGTTGGCGACAATTGGTTCATGTACCTGAGAAACGCGGGCGGGGGGCAAGTTGTTGTTGATCCATCTGGCGCTGTCAATATTGACGGCCTTGCAAGCAAAACATACGAGCCTAGTAACTCGTCTGTAATTGTGTGCGATGGGACTGAATTCTACACGATTGGCTTTGGTCAAGATGCAATTTTTGTTTTTGACTACACCGTCATCAATGTGCCGGGCACTGGGAACTACACCCTTTCTGGCTCTGAGCTGAACCGTGTCGTTTACAAATTTACTGGCGCTTTGACTGGCAACCGAAACATCATCATTCCAAACACTGTTCAACAGTATTGGATTGATAACGCTACCACAGGCGCCTATCTTCTCACGGTCAAAACGGCGGCGGGAACTGGCCTCGTAATTGGCACCAATCAGCGTGGAATTTACTATTGCAACGGCACTGATCTGATTGACGCTGACACCACAACATTTAGCTATCCAATCCAGATATATCAGGGCGGCACGGGCGCAACTACCGCTGGCGGGGCGCTAATCAATCTTGGTGGAACATCAACTGGAATTTCTATTTTCACTGCCGCTGACCAGGCAGCCGCTTGGGCAGCATTAGGTGTCGCGCCTGCGGGCGTTGTTGATGGTGGGACGTTCTAATGCCTGACACAACAATCATTTTGAGATCTGAGCCCGGCATTAAACGTGACGGGACAAAGTATGATGGTAATTTTTACACCGATGCCCAATGGTGCCGGTGGCAGCGTGGCTTACCCCGTAAGATGGGCGGCTACCGTTCAATCAGCAAATATCTGTCCGAAATCTCTCGCGGGTTTAACAGTTTCACACAACAAAGCGTTCAATACTGCCATTCCGGTAGTAGGAACTATCTGGAGCGCTTTACGATAGACGCCTCTGGAAACTGCTCAATCATCAATGACAGAACGCCAGCCATAGCGGCGACGGGAACGGTTACATTGACTGGCGGGGCCGCCGGGTCGGTTAACAGCATCACGGTAAACGGGGTCGCGATCACTTCCGGCTCTGTTGTCTTTGCAACCAGCCTGTCTGTAACGGCGACGAATGTGGCCGCAAACATTAACGCCTACATTTCCACGCCAAATTACACGGCCATAGCAGTGGGTGCAGTCATCACTATCACTGCTTCAAATGCTGGAACAGGCTCCAACGGTTTTGTTGTCGTTGCAAATACAACAACAATTACAACAACAAAGACAAACATGTCTGGCGGCGTGGATCTCTTGGTTGACTCAGAATACAACCAGTGGATGTTCCAGAATGCTTATGACGCTTCGACGACTGCAAATTCGCTGATTGCGCATGTTGCGCCAAATTTAAGCTGCGTCTGCAATGACGAAGGCGGACAGATCTTCTACGGGGATCTGCTTGGAACCAATCCTCTGGCAGAAATCACCATTCCGGCTGGGGCCAGCGCCACGGGCGGCATTGTGATGATGTTCCCCTATCTTATGTATTACGGCACTGCCGGTGTTATTGGATGGTCTGTTCCTGGCACCCCGTCTGACCTGTCTGGTGCAGGGTCAGGCATTGCCCGCGTGTGGGGCCAAAAGATCATCAAGGGTATGCCACTGCGCGCTGGCTCTGGAACGGCCCCTGCGGGCATCTTCTGGGCTTACGATGCCGTCATTCGTGCGACCTTTACGGGTGGTGCCACCGTGTTTCAATTTGACACCATCGCTACCGATACGTCGATCATGTCTGGCGATTCTGTGGTTGACTATGATGGCGTGTTCTTCTGGGCTGGCGTTGACCGTTTCTTGATGTTCAATGGCGTTGTGCGTGAAGTGCCAAACCAGATGAACTTGAACTGGTTCTTTGATAACATAAATGATGCTCAACGAAGCAAAGTTTTTGCCTTCAAGGTTCCTCACTTTGGGGAAATTTGGTGGTGCTACCCTCGCGGAACGGCGACAGAATGCACTCATGCGGTCATCTACAATGTTCGTGAGCAGAGCTGGTATGACACCGAGTTGCCCAATCTTGGGCGCGCATCTGGCGGGTATAACAATGGTTTTGCGGCTCCGATTTTGACCGGTGTAACGCCTGTTGAGACGGGCATCCCTGTTGGGGAAGGCAATCAAGTTGGTTACAAGGTTTGGATTCATGAACGTGGCGTTGACGAAGTGGATGGGCAATTTGTCTATCCCATTGAGTCATATTTTGAGACCGCTGACCTGTCGAATTTGGTTCAAGGCAAAAACAAATATGTTCGAATCACGACAATTGAGCCGGATTTTATCCAAGCTGGGCCGATGACAGTTCAGGTGACTGGCAGGGCAAACGCCAGAGCGCCAGAAGTTTATGGTACAGTGTTCACCTTCCCTGAGCAGGCCACGCAGCCTTATGAGCAGATCGTGATGCTGAAAGAGCAGCGTCGAGAACTTCGCGTTCGCTTCACTTCAAATGCTGTTAATGGTAATTATCAAATGGGCCAGATCATTGGTCATATTGATGTTGGCGACGGGACGGTGCTGGCATGAGTTCGATCAGAATCACGCTTCCTACGGGTATGGGGCTCACTGATTGGGCTGATCAGATCGCGCTGGATCTTGATCCTTATGGCGCATTTGGTCGCCTTCAGAACGAAGCAGGCTGGCAAGATTGGGGTATGCAGTTCGTCAATAACGCCTCTTTGAAAGAGAATATCCCGATTCCGTACAATTTTGACAACTGGCAAGATTGGGCGGATCGCTTCTGTCAGACGGTGGAGTGATGCGGTACATTGGCTTTGAAAGGGAAGAGGAGGCCGAATCTTGGGCGCGCCAGCGCATCCAGATTAAAGGCATGCCTGGCTTTTTCAGGGCCGCATCTGCCGTAGACAAGAACGATGAGTTTGTCTGCGTTGTTGTGATGACGAATTTTACGTCCCGCAATGTTGACCTAAGCATTGCAATTGATGCTAAAAAGATGCTGCCGAAAGGCACGATTTTTATGTTCAACGAGATCTTTGGGTTTGTTTTTGACAAGCTGGGAGCTGACCGAGTGACGGGGCTTGTGCATGGCGAAAATGAGCAGGCCAAGAAGATCAATGAGCATTTTGGTTTCAAGTTGGAGGGCGTCATGCGCAAGGCCTTTGAGGGCGCTGACATGAGCATCTACGGCTTCTTAGCGGAAGAATACCACTCTCACCCTTGGCGTAGGGCACTATCATGAACAGAGAGCAAATCATCCAGCTTGCTCAGCAAGACCCCCGGTTTTCTCAGGCCGTCGATACGATGGAAGAGATGCTTCAAAATGCTCCGATCATGCCGGAGGATTTGGACGCGGCTATCCAAATGTTAGAGTTTGCCCTAACTAACCCTGACAAATACGAGGACATCCGCGCTGCGGCTATCAAGGATGGCTATGTCAGCGAAGATCAGATCCCGCAGCAGTTCGACCCTGTCTTTATAGTGTCGCTGCTGGTGGCCATGTATGGCCTTCAGGACCGCCTTAAGGAGCGGGGCTACGCCCGTGGCGGTTTGGCGGTTGCTGGCCGCAGGCTGGCCGCGCAGGGACGTGGTGGCGACAGTATGCTGGCGCACATCAACCCCCGCGAAGCTGAGATGCTTAAACGGATGGGCGGTGCTGGAACGACCAACCCTAACACCGGCCTGCAAGAATACAAGAGCGGTGGCGGCATACTTTCAACCATCTTGCCGATCGCCTTGAGCTTTATTGCGCCTGGCCTCGGCACAGCAATCGGCGGCGCAATTAGCGGCGGTCTTGGGCTTGGTCTTGGCGCCGCAGCTACATCCGCTCTTGGCGCGGGCATCATTGGTGCGGGTGCTGGCGCCCTTGGTGGCGGCGGCCTGAAAGGTGCCTTGATCGGCGGCCTCACAAGCGGCATTGGCAATTATGCCCTCGGGCCTGCCGGGCTTGGCATTACAGGCGAAGGCGGATCGCTCAGCAAGGCAACCGATAGTCTTGGGCTGACGGGTTCAAATGGATTGTTTGGATCTGGCTCAAGCATCACAACAGATCCATCTGGCGTAGAAGTTGTAAACGCCCCTGTTGGGTCTGATGCTGCAAACGCAGCAAGCGCCAAACTTGAAGCCCAAATGGGCGGCGAAATGTCGCCTCTCACGTCTACAGCCGTCTCACAGGCCCAAGGGGCTGCCACAGCTGCCCCTGCCGCAGACGCTACAACAAAAGCCTCCACAGGCGTCCTCGACTCTCTGAAATCCGCATACAAAGACAGCGGCATTGGCAGCTTGGTCAAATACGCTCCCCTGGCGCTGGCGGCTGGATCTTTGCTGACACAGCCAAAGGCGGTGCAGCAGACTGTGGCCGCGATGGACCCTGCAAAGCAGGAATACTTCAATCGCCCGTCTACATACTGGGATTGGGACAAAATCCAAGCTGACGCTGATCGCAACAACATGTCGCTAACTCAATATGTCAACCAAAACTGGGATAACTTGACTGGTGGCGAATACAACAAATCTGCCGATCAGCCCACCGTTAAAGCGGCGCATGGCGGTCCTCTCAGCCAGGTTGCCTATCTTGCGAAGGGCTCGGGCTCGGGCCGCGATGACACCATAAACGCCAAACTTTCTGATGGCGAGTATGTTATAGATGCGGAAACGGTCGCCCTTCTCGGCGATGGTTCTAACGCTGAGGGTGCCCGCCGTCTTGACCAAATGCGCAAGCAGATCCGCACCCAGAAGGGCAAGACCCTCGCCAAGGGCGGGTTTAGCCCTGATGCAAAATCACCCCTAGCCTATCTCAAGGGAGTCGCCTAATGGCCAGTTTATTTCAGGGCGCCCCGCAGACGGCGACTTCCTACTCTACATCCACCAGCGAGACGCCGAAGTGGATGCAGGACGCAATCTATAACCAGATCCAATGGGCAACAAATGTTGCTCAAAAACCATATGAGTCATATGCGCTGGATACGGTTGCGCCTCTTTCTGAAATGCAGAAGCAAGCCTATCAGAACGTCCAAAATAATCAGGGTGCCTGGCAGCCCAATATGACCAACGCCACCAACACCATGACTGGCCTGACGACGGCTGGCACGGCTGCTGGCTTAAAAAATGATCAAAACCAATATTTGCAGCCCAATCTTGTCGGACAAAATTTGAATGCTGGGCAGGGTTATTTCAATCAAGCCGGTCAGCAGAATATGGTCGGCGCAGCTCAGCCCTACCTGAACCAAGCCGGTTCGACAACGGCCCAGGCTCTTTCAGATCGTGCTTTGAGTGCGGCAAATCCTTACTTGCAGGCGGCTTCGCAGTCTTCGGCTGCGAATGTTGGCCAGTACATGAGCCCCTACCAGCAGAACGCGATGGACGTGATCGCTCAGCAGGGGGCCAGAAACCTGAGCGAAAATCTGCTCCCTGGAGTTTCTGACGCCTTCATCAAGGCTGGCCAGTTTGGCTCAAGCCGCATGGGTGAGTTTGGCAGCAGGGCGTTGCGTGACACCCAGCAGGCTATTTTGAACCAGCAGGCCACAATGGCCAATCAGGGATATGGACAAGCTTTGGGAGCTTCTAGCGCAGATCTCGCACGGCAGGCGCAGCTCGCCGGGACGGTGGGCAGCATTTCTGGGGCGGATCTTTCCCGCGTTCTTCAGGGCGGCGCTCAGTACGGCAGCTTGGCTCAGACGGCGGGCCAACTTACCGGGCAACAGCAGCAGAACCTAGCGAACCTTGGCCAGATGCAGACAACTGCCGGGCAGGCTCAGCAACAGTATGGCCTCAGCGCGGCGCAGGCAGCACAGCAGGCTCAGGCGGCTGATTACTCTCGCCAGCTTCAAGCTGCTACAGGTCTGGGCGCTCTTACACAGCAGCAAAACGCTATGCGCTCGGGGGATATTGCTTCCCTTGAAGCAGCCGGCGCTGCTGAGCAAGGTCAGGCTCAAAAGGTTCTTTCCGCTGCTCAGCAAGAGTTTCAGAACGAGCAGGCTTATCCAAAAAGTCAGCTTGACTGGCTCAACACTCAGGTGCGCGGCATGGCTCCGATCACGCCGACGACCACCACCAATCAAGGCACAAGTACGGGCGCCACATATAGTGCATCCCCGCTTTCGCAACTTGCAAGCGGATTGGCGATGTACAAGGGTCTGTCTAATCTCGGCTAATTGAGGATCTGCATATGGGCGCGAATCTTGATCGTCTCATGAAATCTTACGGCGTAAGCACGCCTACTCTGTCAAGCTATAGCGGCACGGCTCCTACGGCATTGGCGGCTGGCGCGAAGCCTGAAGAGCAGGGCGCCTATCAGGGCGCGCTGGCTAAATACAATGCAGAAAAAGAAGCCTACAACCAGTATGCGAAGGATTACTATAATCGCATTACCGGCACGGATTTGTATTCTAGCCCGTATATGAACATTCGCCCTGAAGAAAAACAGAAGGCTCAGTGGGGGATAAACTTGACAACCCCTGATTATGCTGCCGTCGCCCCGCCGAAGGCAAATGTCAGCGGGTCAACAAACCCTGACTATTCCTCTGTGGTCAATGCTGCTTACAACTCTGTAGGGCGCAAGGGTATCGGCACCGACCCATCAACCATCGACCAGGCTGGCTACGATTATTGGTCCAAGCAGCTTTCCAGCGGAGCCGTCTCCCCGACTGACTTTCTTAAGAGTTTCTCTGGCGGTGTGCAGGCGGATATTGCAAAAAACCCCAATACTATTGGGTCTAAATACGAACAGGATTACATGTCCCAGCATCCAAATGCTGACCCCTACGCCAATCTGGTCAACACTGCATATGCGGGGATCGGTCGCACAGGCGTTGGCGAAGGCATGACCCACATTGACCAGCCCGGTTACGATTACTGGCTTGGGCAGCTCAAAAGCGGGGCTATTGATTCGGCGAAGTTTCTTCCTTCGTTTGGTGGCGACATTAACAAATATCTTGGGGCAAACCCCTCTAATGACTACACCAAATACGTTCAGGGGTATTTGGGGATCAAGCCGACTGCGGCGGCTGCTAACCCAATCACTTCAATTGATAATACACCCATGGCGGCCCCAACGGTTGTTCCCGATGTAACCCCTGCGGGGCCTGATGATTGGGCCTACGCCCATGGCGGCTCCGTGCAGCACTTTGCCCGTGGCGGGATTGGTCGCGTTGACGGCGGCATCAACGACCTTGCCGACAAATATGCGATGGACAACCCGGCTGAGCTACCTGAGATCTATGCCCAGGCTGACACCGGCACCAGGACTGATGCCGCGCCTGCTTCGGTTGCGCAGAGGACTGTTGGAAGTGCTGTTTCACCGCCAAGCGGAACCTTTGAATTAAATGCGGATCAGCTTCGTAAGTTTCAAGCAAGTGCCCAAGCAGTCGGCGAGCAGCCCATGCAAAGGGGCTCACCTGGCCCAGTGGAAGGTGCGCCCGTGAGGACTGAGCCTCCGGCTTCGCCTGCTGCGGCGGTGGTCGCTGCGGCTGCGCCTTCCGCTGATGACGCCAGGGAGGCGCTCTACAAAAAGTATTTCACGCGTCCTGCAGAAAGCTCGGCACTTGTTGAGGCCCGCAAGAAATCCGCTGACAGCCAGGCCGCGTTCTTGGCGGCGGTGAACGACCAGATGGGCAAGACGGAAGAGAACGCACCGTCGAAGGCTGAGATGTATTTCCGGCTGGCGGCTGCCCTCGCTTCCCCCACAAAGACTGGCGGGATCATGGAGAATGTTGCGCTGGCGGCTAAGGAGCTGGGCGACTTTCAGAAGTCTACAACTGACGCCAAGAAGGCCGCTGCGGCTGCGAAGCTTCAAATGCTGCTTAAGACCCATGAGATCACCTGGCAGGTCGCCAAGGAAGAACTGGCTGCGCTTGAGAAGGCTGAGAGCGAAGAGAACGTCAACCGTCGCACGTTTGGGACGGAACTCATCAAAGAGCAGCAGAAAAATCTTGAGCCGAAGTCTGACGTTGCTAAAAAGCTTGTAGATGCTGGGCTGACGCCCGGTACGCCTGAGTTCATAAAGAAAATGAACGAGGCAACTGAGCTTGAGAATAAGCAAAAAGCCCAAACTGTGGCTACTCAAGCTGCGAGTGAAGAGCGAAAGGCTGAAGAGGCAAAGAAACTGACGCCTGCTGAAGTCAAGCTGAAAACTTCGCTTGATAGCGATATCTCAACGCAAGAAGAGGCCTTGCGTCAGATTGAGATCGCTATTGAAAACAGCCCGAAGGCCTTTGATAACACCTTGGCTGGTGTTGCAAAAAGAAAGTTTGCTGAAAACAAAAACATCTTTGGTGGCAAACCTGATCCTCAGGTTACAGCGACTGAGCGCATGGAAGCTGCTCTTGGCCATAATATCCTGCAATCTGCTTCCAGCATGAAGGGTTCCCTCTCTGACAAGGATTTGAGCTTCCTGCGTGGCTTGTCTGGCGTTGGATCAAAATCTTCTGATGCAAGAAATCAAATCCTTACAGACGCCAAAGACAAGCTTGAAAGAGAGATTGCAAAGTCACGCAAGCAACAGGCCGATGTTCTGGCTGGCCGCTATAGGGAAAAGACCTTAACGCAGGGGACTGAATAATGGCTGAGAAGACACTTCAGGATCTGATTTCGGGCGGCCAGACCATCCCCGATGAAGACCTTATGCGCCTTTATCAGGCGCAAAGGGCGCGTGATGTTGGCGGCCTGCGAGCAATGGGTCAGGGGCTTACATTCAATAATGCTGATGAAATTGAAGCCGCCCTTCGCAGTATGAAGGGTGGAAATAGGAATACGCCTGAACAAAACCGCCAAAATTACTACGACACAAGAAACCAAATCCGCAAGGAATACGAACAATATTCGCAAGAGTATCCTGGCGAATCCACCATGCTTGAGCTGGCTGGCGGGGCGCTGCCTATGGCGTTCACAGGTGGCGCTGGCGCCGCCCCCAAAGCCGCTGGAATGCTGTCCAAGATCGCCGCCAGTCCTACTGCCCGTGCGATGGCGACGGGTGCTGCAACAGGTCTGGTCTCTGGTGCGGGTGCCGCCAAAGAATTATCAGATGTCCCCGTTGAAGCCGCCAATATGGCTGTCATGGGCGCCGGTCTTGGCAGCGTTCTTCCCAGTGTCGGAAGGGGTGCCTCAGGTATCCTATCTACGATCAAAGATTACATTTCGCCAAATGTGCAGCAAAAGACCGCGCAGCTTCTTAGCAAAGCCGCCAAAGACGCGGGCATGACGCCGCAGCAAATGATGGCTAAGATTGTGGAAGATCGCCAAGCTGGCGTGACATCTTCAAACCTCGCAAGCACCAGCGACGAGCTTCAGGCGCTTGCTGAGCGTGTTTCTGAGCGTAGCCCTGCGAGCGCCAGAACAATGCGCCAAGACGCAGCCAATACCCTCGACTATCAGCCTGGGCGGGTCATGCTGCGCGTGAAGGATGACTTGCGCGCTGGCGACTATCGCGCAGACCTCGACCAAACGGTGAGGAACCTCCGCGCAGATGCACCTCAGTGGTATGAGGACGCCTATGCGTTTGGTGATGTTCAGCACCCTGATATTGCCAAGATCCTAAACCACAAAGATTTTGCCGATGCTTTCAGGACTGCCAAGGGAATCGCGGAAACCGAAGCTTTGGCGGCTGAGCTTCGTGGCGAAGATCCCAGCAAATACAAGCTCAAAGAGCTGTATCAAACCGTCACCAATGACAAGGGCGAGCTGACCGGCTTCAAGCTTGTCGATGTCCCCGACGTGCGGACGTTGGACTACCTCAAGCGCGGAATCCAAGCCAACATTGACTCTGCCTACAAGGGGCAGGGCATGAGCACGGCCAAGGCGTCTGCTCTTAAAGATGTGCTTGATCCATTTCTAGCGACGGTTGACCGGGTAACGGTTGATCCTGCGACCGGCGTTTCAAAGTATGCCCAGACCCGCAAAATGTATGGCGATGAAAAGGAAATCATCAACGCATTTGAGGCGGGCAGAAACGACTTTGCGGGCATGGACCATGAGGATGTGTCTGCCTGGTACGATGGCCTGAGCAACACCGCCAAGCAGGCAGCCCGCACTGGCGTTGCTCGCGGCATCTTCAACAAGATGGACAAGGCAACCCAAGGCGAAGGAAGCGTGGCCAAAGTTGTTGGCGGGTCGTACAACTCAGAAAAGCTTCGCCCATTGTTTGAGTCAGATGACAAGTTTGACCTCTTTCAAGCAGCCATGAAGCGTGAGATGGAGCTTCACGATCAGGCGAAAGATTTTCTTTCCGCATCTTCGCGAGGGGTTCGCGCCCAATCAAAAGAAAACATGGAAAGCGGGGCCAAAGCATTTGGTAGCGCTGCCGCTCAAACTGCAACTGGCAACCCCCTTGGCGGCGCCAGATCACTGATGAACAATGTGGCTACAGCCATCGCCAATCCCGGCTTGAATGACGAGGTTGCCGGTGAGTTGACCAAGCGCCTGATGTCAAAAAACCCCAAGGACGTTGCCGCTGCGGTCAAGCTGATTGAGGATTATTCCGCCAGTGCTGAGCAGGCCTTCAAAAACAAGGGCCGCAATGAGCTTATGACAGTGTCTGGGATCACGGCGGCTGCACCTCCCCCAACTGAAGGCGGGGATTAACCCCCCGCCCTCTTGCATAATTGCGATTTCTATAAGACACTATGGTGCAGATGAGTTCTGTCTCAATGTCTCATCCGTTCCACACACAACTTGCCTCGCCAGAGGGTTCGGTCTCTTTGGCGAGGTTTTTATTGTAGCAGCGAATTGAATGCAGGATTGTTGTGTGATCGCGCCATAACAATCTACCAATCTGAGGCAGTGAATATTTTAACTCAAAGTTAAGCCGAAAAGACGCTTCCTGCCTGGCATTTATAAACCTCAGTTTCCTGCTTTTACCCTTCATTTCTCTAACAGTCATGTTGTGCTTTTCAGCCACCTCGCTCAAAACGATTTGAGCCGGTGTTTTTAAAATAACATGAGCTTCTGGCTCTTCGACTATCAATGGGTCTGGGTAGGGGCCAGGGGGCGGTTCCGGCGCTGCTGGATGTACCACCACCATCTTAGGCTTGCCCCCATTCAGGCGGGCTCTGACGGCCATGTAGTGGGCATGCATTTCTTCTATGGTCTGCATATCAATCTCCATTAGGTTAGAG